TAGTTGCATGTGCCATTTGGATTATTGTTCTTTCACAAGTAGAGATGCCAGAATATCGAGTATACGATTGCAGCATGGCAGAATGGCATCCTGATATTCCTAACTCGGTTAAAGAAGAATGTCGCAAGCGTAGACACTTAGACTGGAAGAAGCAAAATGAAAACACGATTTAAACAAGCATATATGGATGTAGCTGCAAGATTTGCAGAGCTAAGTCATGCTCGTAGACTTCACGTTGGTGCGATTGTTGTTAAGGATGATAGAATTATTAGTATTGGCTACAACGGTATGCCGGCAGGATGGGATAATGATTGTGAATACAAAGACTACATGAGTGGCGATGCCGGTGGATGGTTAAATCCTGATGAGATAGAAGAACGTTGGCCCTTTGAAGAGGAAGACTTTGATCCCGATATAGGGTACGCTAGACGTTATGCTTTAAAAACCAAACCAGAGGTACTTCATGCTGAATCAAATGCTATTGCAAAATTGGCGAAGTCTAATGACAGTGGCGATAGGGCTGATATTTTTATTACTCATGCCCCTTGTATTGAATGCGCCAAACTTATATATCAGTCTGGCATTAGTCGTGTTTACTATGGTGAAAACTATAGAGATGATGCGGGCATCGAATTTCTCAAAAAATCAGGAGTTGAAATTGAAAAGTTGGACACTTAACGTAGAAGAAGATCCCGAAACTGGGGATTACATATTATGCTTTCCTCCGGAACTGTTAGAACAAGCAGGCTGGAAAGAGGGTGATAACATCAATTGGATTGATCAAAAAGATGGTAGTTGGCTTTTGAAAAAGGTTGACACTAATAGTGAAAAGAGTGTATAATATACTATGAGCAAAATTAAAATCGCAGAGCTGTTTTACAGCATTCAAGGTGAAGGACGCTATATGGGTGTGCCTTCTGTTTTTTTACGCACATTTGGATGTAATTTTAAATGTGCTGGCTTTGGTATGCCACGTGGCGAACTGAGCGAAGAAGCAAATAATATTGATCCAACAAAATATAACGACTACAAAATGTTGCCGTTAGTTAGCACAGGGTGCGACAGTTATGCAAGCTGGGATCCACGCTTTAAGGATCTAAGTCCAATGCTTACTAGTGAGGCAATTGTAGAACGTATTATGGAAATTATTCCACATAACGAATGGCAAGACGAACATCTAGTTATCACAGGCGGTGAACCGCTACTAGGTTGGCAACGTGCTTACCCGGACTTGTTACGTCATCCTAAGATGGCTGGCTTAAAAGAAATTACTTTTGAAACAAATGGTACTCAAAAGCTGTCAGAAGAATTTAAGGAATATTTGTTAGAGTGGCAAATGCCTAACTTAGATTTTTATAGAGAAGTTACATTTTCAGTAAGTGCTAAACTGCCGTGCAGTGGTGAGAAATGGGAGGAAGCAATTTGTCCAGAAGTAGTTTGTGAATACGAACAAATTGGCACAGCGTATTTAAAATTTGTAATTGCTACAGAACAAGACTTTAATGATGCCCAGAGCGCAATCATTGAATTCCGACAAGCAGGATTTAAAGGACATGTTTATCTAATGCCGGTTGGTGGTGTAGAGAGTGTCTATGAATTAAACAATCGAAATGTAGCAGACTTAGCAATGAAACATGGATTGCGATACAGTGATAGATTGCAAGTGCCGTTGTTTAAAAATGAGTGGGGTACCTAATGAAACGCTTTATAGAAAAACTGTTTGGCATTGATAAAATTAAAGCAGAAACTGCGGCAGCAGTACAACTAGCAGAAGAGTCTACCAAACTTGCTAAAGAAGCAGTAGATGCAGCCGAGCGAGCTAAGGAAGCAGAAGAGCTTGCCAAAATGAGTCCAAAAGACCGTGCTACCAAATTAAAAGAACCGTGGGTAGGTGTTCTTAACACTCATATCAATAAAGATAATGTACGCAACGGGTTTTTTGAGCTTGACTGGAACGACCAATTTGTGTTAAAATTAAAGCAAGAAGGATACGGTTTCGACGGAGATAAAGACGAAGAAATTGTAGACCGTTGGTTCCGTGAACTATGTGCTAATGTAGTAGTTGACGGAGATTTTGGAGGCGCTGTTAACACTGGCGTTATTGATATTAATTCTGTTAGAAAAAATAACCTATGACATATATCTTAGTTGATACTGCTAATACATTCTTTCGTGCTAGACACGTTATCAACGGTGATGCTGATATTAAGCTAGGCATGGCTTTTCACATTACTCTTAACAGTATTAAAAAAGCATGGCAAGACTTTGGCGGTACTCATGTAGTATTCTTTTTAGAAGGACGCTCGTGGCGCAAAGATTACTATGCTCCGTATAAGCGTCAGCGTTCAGATGCCCGTGCTGCACATACAGAACGTGAAGCAGAAGAAGAACGTGTGTTTTGGGAAGCATTTGACACATTTAAAGATTTTGTATCAGAAAAAACTAACTGTACAGTACTACAACATCCTAGGCTAGAAGCTGATGATTTAATTGCAGGGTGGATACAAAGTCATCCTAGCGATAATCATGTGATTATTTCGACAGATACAGATTTTGTACAATTAATTGCACCTAATGTAAAACAATATAATGGCGTTTCAGAAACAACAATTACGCACGAAGGCTACTTTGATAAAAAAGGTTTGCCCGTTATTGATAAAAAAACTCAAGAGCCAAAAGTTGCGCCCGATCCGCAATGGCTACTCTTTGAGAAGTGTATGCGAGGCGATACCTCAGACAACGTATTCTCTGCATATCCAGGAGTACGTGAAAAAGGCACAAAGAATAAGATTGGTCTCCGTGAAGCCTACAGTGATAGAGACACAAAGGGATTCAATTGGAACAATATGATGCTTCAGCGTTGGACCGACCACGAAGGTAAAGAACACAGAGTTAAAGAAGACTATGAACGCAATCGTCAATTGATTGACCTAACTGCTCAGCCGGATGATATTCGTCAGATTATGTCAGAAACTATCACTACTGCAACACAGGCAAATAAAAATGTCAGTCAGGTAGGAATTAGATTAATAAAGTTTTGTAATTTATACGATCTTAAAAAGATCGCTGATCAGGCACAGGCCTATGCCGAGCCACTTAATGCGAGGTACACACTATGACCGATTTACATGCTAAGCCAATTATCGAAAACAAATTTTGGATCGTTGAGAAAGACGGCGCAAAGTTTGCTACGCTGAGAAAGAACGAAGATAATCGATTTGTTCTCAGCAACGAACTAGGCATTAAAATTTACGACAATAAAGAAAGTCTAACTAAACAATTTGGCAAAGATTTTTTTGTTGCTAAAATTCTTAAAGAAGCAGACGATGCTGAACCAAACGAAGTGCATGGGTATGCGACTAGTACAACTCCGCATAATGCCATGTTCGACATTAAAAGAAAACTTCCTTTGTTTACAAAAAGCGGAGATAGCAAAAGTTTATACTGTGCAGGATTTTATGTAATCAAGTTCGACAAGGGTTGGGTTAAATCATTCTGTCCTAAACTAATTACTCTACAAAGATACACATATCAAGGTCCGTTTAAAACAGAACTTGAAATGCGTCAGGTTTTGTCAAATGTCTCAAAATAACTTTCCCACTAATCTACCTAGTGTAGAAAGACTACTTGCTAGAGTTGCAACAGCAGAACGTAGTCAACAAAAAGATATTAGACTGTCTATACAAGAGGCTCGTGATTTAACTACGGAATTAGCTGTATTAACTTCTAAATTAGGTCGAACCGTTCAGGAAATACACGCTATGCTAGCGGAAATACGTGAATCTACTACTAAGATTGACGTTAAGTTCGACGGGGGCGGCTTCGGTTCTTGATAAATATATACGTGGTTAATTAGGAAACACGTATTAATAATGAGCAGACCAAAACCTAAAGTTATACTCGAACATGCTAATAAGGACACTTTTAAGATTGAACAAATACTTGAAAGTGATGCCATTTGGGCTGTGTTTTATAAAGGTGAACCATTCAATCTAAAGAGTGGTAGTCTAGTGGCTAGTTATCCCGGTCCTAAATACAAGAAGGTTTCATTTAGTAATCCCGGTCATGCACACAATCTTGCAAAAAAACTTAATCGACTTTTCAAGACTCAAGACTTTGCAGTTTATAAACTCAGTCAAGGTGAAAAGATAGAGTAATATATGGACCGTAAGGATACCTATACTTCGGTATTCCTCAAAGCCGCAGGACAACCGAATGACGATGCCTACGTAAAAAAATTTCGTAGTGTTTGGTGGTTTAGCACAAGAGGTAAAGATGTTGGTGGCCTACGAATGACCGATCAATGTTTAGAATTTGTAGAGACACATTCTGAAATTAAAACTTACAAAATTGAACTTCCAAAAGACTTGACCATTGGTCCACAAGTTTTAGTTTGGTTAGATCAATATCTAGATTCTCCCTTTCATTTACAAAAAAGATATATCAAAGTACTGTCCGAAAAAGCTGCGTTTGAACTGTATCTATTTTCGGGAGATGTTAGAAAAATGGGTGCGGCAAAAGCACTTAATAAAAGATTAAGCCAAGAATCCGCCAACTAAAAAATAATTCTATTAAATATCACTATGTTAAAACTTAATGCTCTTGACATCTTGGGCCACAGAGAAGTTAATTTTGTGGCTCCTCAATTTGCAAAAATTAAACTTGCAGACGGAGACCTGTTTGGTACTGAAGTTGAAACTTGGATCAAATCCAAACTAGCAGGAAGATACTATGTAAAGCGTCAGCCAACTATTTCTCAAGATGGGAAATTAAAGACTGCTACTTTTGTAGGATTTGAAGATCATAAAGAGCTAACTTATTTTATGTTAGCATGTCCACATATAAGGAGAAACACATGACTGAAGAAATTAAAGCACCAGAAGCGGCACCCGCCGCTCAACCAGAGACACAAGCAGCAGCACCCGATTTAAATATTAATGATCTAGCCGCATTAAGAAGTATTTTGGATGTAGCTAGTCAGCGTGGAGCGTTCAAAGCAGCCGAACTAGAAGCCGTTGGTAAGATTTACAATAAACTCAACACTTTCTTAGAGGCTGTTTCTAAAAAGGATCAGTGATGAAATCATTAAAACATGTAGGAAAGATGAAAAAAGCAGGTTCAAAAGTTCTTGTGGCTTTCAGAACGTTGCCCGGTGAATCCAATCAAGCATTGGTAATTCCGGTTGCTAGTTTACCAGACGAATATCATGACAATATCATGAAACTTGTTGAGACCAACGAAGCACAAGCTGCATTTGAATTTGGTGAAATATTGTTTACTAGATCATTTGCTGACGGTCGTCCAATGTTGCAGGCTCTAAGAGCAGACGGGCGACTGGCTAAAGTGCCAACTGACGATGTTATTATGAGCCCGTCCCCAGGTAGTGAGATTCCGTTGCATCAACTTAATGGATTAATTGCTGAACAAAAAAATTGTGCTGTTGATGACCTATGCACATTTGTAGCAGGGGCTCCAAAAGATCAACCCGAAGAATTAGTCAAAGTTAAAGATCTTTCACCACAACAATCAGAGAAGGCAGCACCGCTTAAGGCATCATCTAACGAAGCACTAACGGATAAAGACATTGCCAAAAGCTATCGTAGTCAAGCAGATGCAATGTACAAAGAAGCTGCACGTCTACGTAAAGAAGCAGACGATCTAGATCCGCCAGCAAAGAAAGCGGCAAAGGCCAAAGAAGCTGAAAGTGCCTAAACCTTTGTTTAAACCGCCAAGGCATCTTATACAAGAATGGCCAGAGGTGTTTGAAGATCTTTACATGAATACCATGCCGGTTCACTACCTAGAAACAATTAGGTTGGAATTCGGCAACGGTAGAATATGGGAGATCAATATTAAAGAACAATTATCTAATAGTCATAGTGATATTATTGCTAATAAACTAGTAGAAACTTTTGCTGAGTATAAAGAAGACATAAAAAAGATTGATTTTAAAATTGATGTCGATAGACTGAAGAAAGATATTCAAAATCAATCCAATGACTTTTTTAAATAAGAATGTGGCAGAAAAGAAAAATACTTTTTATGTCAAGGATTTTGACTCATCTAAACAGTTAATAGATGCAGTTAGTCCCACCTTTTGTGCTGCAAAATGGCTACAGGTTAGTCTTCATCTTACAAACGGCAAGACCCATAGCTGTTATCATCCGCCGACTCACTCAATTGATGTTAATCAACTTGCAGATAATCCGGCGGCATTACACAATACCACTCAGAAATTTCAAGAGCGTAAATTAATGCTCAAGGGACAACGTCCTGCTGGCTGCGACTATTGTTGGAAAATTGAAGATGCCGGTCATGTCAGTGATAGATATTACCGAAGTAGTGAACACTGGGCTAAAAATAAAATAATTGAAATTGCAAAACAACCGTTTGATTTTAATGTTGTTCCTACTTATGTAGAAGTTAATTTTAATCAAACTTGTAATTTTAAATGTGCCTATTGCAGTCCTCATCTTAGCAGCGAGTGGGAGAATGAAGTTAAAAAGTTTGGCCCGTATAAAATAAACGGTCAGGCACATAACGATATTATCACACTAAAGAACATAGGCCTAATGCCCATTGATGAGTCTAATAAAAACAATCCTTATGTACAGGCATTTTGGCAGTGGTGGCCTAAGATATACAAAGACCTAGAAGTGTTTAGAATGACTGGTGGCGAGCCTTTATTAGATGCTAATACATTTAAAATACTAGACTATGTTTACAGTCATCCGAATAAAAATTTAGAGCTAGGCATAACCAGTAATATGTGTCCTCCTAGACAGGATATATTTGATAAATTTTTAGAAAAAGTCAAACTATTAGACTCAGTTAATTATGATGTAGAATGTTATGTTCCCGATCCTAAAGATGGTTCGGAGTGGCAAACATGGCCGCACTTTGTAATAGGTGC